CGTATTACTACGACGGCTGCCATCTCTGGTACGCCTTGCCGTCGGGCCGTGTTCTTTGTTATCCTTATGCACGGATCGAAGAGGAGGGCGTCACGTATGCGAAGGCGTCATGGAAACCCGCCGCAGATGCCAAGGAGTGGCCGAGAGCCAGGCTTTGGAAGGGCCTTGCATGTGAGAACATCACGCAAGCCACCGCTGCGGACATCCTCCGCCATGCTTTACGCGAGATACCGGATGTGGTTCTGCACATCCACGACGAGATTGTAGTGGAGACAGACCAGCCCGACGCCGCGCTCGAACACATGCAGCGCGTCATGGGCACACCGCCCGCATGGGCCGCCGGTCTACCATTGGCCGCCGAGGCGTCGGTGATGACGAGGTACGGTAAGTAAATTCCGGCAGTCCGCCGGTATCCGGCGTCGCAGCGGTCCTGCGGTATCCAGAAGGTTGCAAGCACACAGACACCACACCCCGAAGGCCTTTCTTTAAGCGCGCTGGTAACCCTCAGCCTTTTACCAGCGCGTACATTTCGAGTATACTTGCGCCGCGCGTCGTGGGGACCGCTGCGCGATCTCATAAGGGACGGAAACATGGAATTACTTGACTATTTGGTCAAGCTGGCACCAGCCGGCGAGACAGCGCTGATTGTCCGGCAGACACCGCGCCATTCGGGCGGTGAGGTAAAGTACCACGCAGATGGTGCGCCGGTCGCTACTTTCCCGGCCTTTCTGCCGACGCACAAGCGCAAGGCTGGCGAGGCTTGGTACATCAACACAGGCTCATTCATCATTAGCCGTTTCACGGCGGGCAAGCCATCGGCCAAGAGCGAGAACATCGAGTACGTCTTGTTCATGATGCTGGACGACGTCGGCACCAAGTCGAAAGTTCCGCCACTCGATCCGACGTGGATCATGGAGACGTCGCCCGGATCATTCCAATGGGGCTATGCGTTCAGCGAACAGCCGTCCAAGGGCGAGTTCACGGCGGCCATCACGGCCATTGCAGAGGCGGGCTATACCGACCCCGGCGCCACCAACGCGGTGCGCAACTGCCGTCTGCCTGGCAGCGTCAACCTGAAGCGCGGGCGTGACGCGTTCAAGGCGCGGCTGGTCGAGTTCCACCCCGACCGCGAATACACGTTGGAAACTATCTGCAAGACGCTTGACGTGGTGCCGGGTCCGGCTGACGGTGCCGGGCTGACGTCCATCAAGATCCGCGACACCGGTAGCGACACGGTGCTGAAATGGCTGAACGACAACGCCATGGTATTGAGCCGCGTCAACAACGAGGGCTGGTGCGGCGTCGTCTGCCCGAACAGTGCCGAACATACGGACGGCAACCCGGAGGGCCGATACTCGCCCATCAACCGGGCGTTCTGCTGCTACCACGGCCACTGCCAGCACCTCGACAGCAATGCGTTCCTTGCATGGGTGGGCGAGCAGGGCGGCCCCAAGGTCCAGCCGGGCTTCCGCGAGGAGTTGGTGGCCGAGCGCATGGCCCGCGTGGCCGAGACGATCAAGCCGACGCCGGAATTCCCCGACGCGGCCGCCGAGGTCGTGGCCGAGGTTGACCGGAAGGAGATGGGCCGTCTGGAAAAGCGCGAGTGGTTCGGCCGTTTCGCGTATATCGTCGAGGATGACGCCTATTTCGACATGATAGACCGGCGCGAGATGACGCGCGGTGCGTTCAATGCCGTGTTCCGGCATGTAGACTGCAAATCCATCCACAACCAACGCAAGGTCGAGGCGGCGACCTGCTATGACGAGAACCGCCAGGGCGCCGGCGGGCGGGTGCTGCGCGGTCTGACCTACGCCGCCGGCGAGAGTGTGCTGGTCGCCAAGGATGGCGAGGTTTACGGCAACCGCTGGGTCAACGCCCGGCCGGACCTGTCGAGCGTCGCCAGCGGCGCGGACCTAGCGCCGTGGCTGGACCATGCCAAGCTCCTGATCCCCGACGACGTCGAGCGCGAGCACGTCTTTGACGTGATGGCCTTCAAGCTCCAGCACCCGGAGGTCAAGATCAACCACGCGGTCCTGCACGGCGGCGACGAGGGCTGTGGCAAGGATACGCTTTGGTATCCGTTCATCTGGTCCGTTTGCGGGCCGGACCTGCGCAATCGCGGTCTGGTGGACGCGGACGGCATCAATTCGCGCTGGGGCTACGCGCTCGAAAGCGAGATCCTCATCCTGAACGAGCTTAAGGAACCGGAGGCCGCGCAACGTCGCGCGCTGTCCAACAAGCTGAAGCCTATCATCGCCGCGCCGCCGGACACGCTCACCATCGAGCGCAAGGGCTTGCACCCTTACGATATGGTCAACCGCATGTTTGTCCTTGCGTTCACCAACGATCCCGTGCCGCTGTCGCTGCCCAGCCAGGACCGGCGCTGGTTCTGCGTCTGGTCGCATGCGCCGCGCATGGACAAAGACGCCGCGCGCGCCTTGTGGACGTGGTACAAGAAGCAGGGCGGCCTTGAGGCTGTGGGCCGCTGGCTCATGGATCGGAACGTTTCAGCGTTCAATCCGGCAGCTATGCCGCCGTGGACGGATTACCGTTCGCGCCTCATCGAGACGGGCCGGAGCATGGCGGAAAGTTACGTTATCGAGCAGGTGCTTCAGCCGTCGCGCGAATTTGCCGCCGGCGTCATTGCGTCGCCGTTCCACAAGCTCTGCAACCAGCTTCAGCAGGGCGCGCCTGGCGGCGTGAAGATCCCGCAGGCGGCGTTGCTGCATGGCCTCAAGGAAGCGGGCTGGATCGATCTCGGCGCTGTCAAGTCGGCCGAGTTCCAGACCAAGAAAAACATATGGGCGCGCGAGGACATGGCGCGCACCTACAACAAGTCGGACCTGCGGCGCATGGTCGAGCACGCCGCAGGTCCGGGTCTTACAGTGGTCAAAAGTTAAAGATCAAGCCATGCCAGCAGCACGGCGGCGATGAGGATACCGATTATCGCCGCCATTTTTCTGCCAGTTCACGCGCGAACATGATTAGCAGCGTCCAGCCGCCCACTGCGCCACCGAAGAAGAATGCGTACTGGATCCATTGCCAAAAATTATCAGGCATTGCCGTTCACCATTCTGGCGAGGGCCTGGTCGCGGGCCTCGATCTCGATTTGAATGGCGTCAATCAGGGCGTCGATTTCTTCCCCGTGACGCAATTTCATCTCGCGCAACTGGTCGGTGACGCTGTTCCCCATCACGCGGTTGTGGGCGCGTTCGGTTTCGACGTCCGAAATCATCTTTTGCAGGCTCATAATATTATCGTCCTTTCTCTGTTGGTTAGTCGGGTTTGTACTTTAGGCGGTTGTGGTGGTGGTGTGGGTGGTGGCGGCCGCCGTAGCAGCGTGAAGTAGAGGCAGGCGGTGCCCATGAGGGCGCCGGCGGCAAAACCTATGAAGAAGAGCATGGGGCCTCCTTCAGCGCACGGATGGCAAGTGCGCCTTGTTCACAGCCCGATTTATCAAGGCATTCAATGGCTTCCTCCAGCACATCGGCGCGGATGAGGTCGAGGACAAGACCCATACAGTGCCAATCGTCACCTTCGCTCGTTACGAATACGGTTCTCATTTTCTCCACCAGCGCGGCGCGGCGGTCAGCGGTCATTGTTGTCTTCCTTGAACTGGCGAACGGCCTCGTCCACAATCTTCATGAGTTTCTCTCTCATTTCATGCATGTGCTTGCGAACAGATCGAGGTGCACCTGCGATTTGCGCAGCGCGGCGGTCAGCGGTCATTGGGCTTCTCCTGTGCGAGTGCTGCGCGGGCGGCATCCCGTTCCTTCTGGCATTCGGTTGAGAATATGTGCCGTTCGCTGGCGTCGAGCAAATCCCGCAGCGCCGCCCGCAGCCGTTCGATCTCGGCGGCGGCGTCCATTTGCAATTCACAACTAGACTGATACCACCTAACATCCCGCAGCCTCTCCACAATGTCACTCATTGCCAGCCTCCGCCAGGATGGCCTCGACGCGGGCGCGCTCGGCAGCGTAGCGACCTTGCGCCACCATCGCGCAAAACGTCGTATAGCTGTGGTGCGCCGTCGTGTGGTCCGCCCGGTTCAGGTGCGCCGCGATTTGGCTCAGCCCCAGGTCCTGCCGGCGGCGGCGTAGTTCCCAGGCCGCATGGTGGCGCGCGTGACAGTAGCGGCGCGGGCGCCGGATGCTGTGCAGCTCGTCAACCGTCAGTTCGTGGGCTTCCGCCACGGCGGCCACGATCCGCTTGGCCGGGTAGCGGCGGCGCTGCTCCGCCATGTGGGCCTGGTGCGCCGCCCATAGGCGCGCCACGTCCTCTTTAAATTTGCTTTCCATCTGTGCCGCTCTCTGTTACAATTGACCCTGTTTTCGTCCCCACAACTAGACTAGGCGGCCCCTTGGGGCCGTCCTTTTCTTTTGGGAGCAGGTGCCGCCGGCGGGCTTCTTGTGCTGCCGCTTCCAGTGCGGCCGCGTGATTGTCCAAGCGGATCTTGACGGCCGCCAGGAAGCGCAACAGGTCCACGTCATCAAGGCCGGCGACGTTTGCTTGCCAGTGTGCGAGATTAGCCATAGGTCCTATCCATCTGGCGCTGTAGCGCGCGACATTCCTCCTGCCACATGGTGGCGCGCTGTTCTGCCTCTTCCAGTTCCTCCCGCAGGCGGTCGGCCTGTACGGCCTCCGCTGCTTGCGTTTCAAGTTGGTCGGCCAACGCCTCAACTATGACACTGGAAAGAATGCCAAGTTTGACGTATTCGCGCGCATATTGTGCCAGTTCTTCCGGCGACATGTTCAGCATATCGGTATAGTCACGCATGGTTTTCAGGCTCCGTTAAAATGCTTTCTGTGCGGATATGTTCGCCCAATGCTTTTTCGATGCGACGTGCGAGCCCAACTGGCAACGTAACGTCGGCGCCGTCGCGGCAGGTGTTAATGGCGCGCGTAACTTGTGAGCGAATGCCGCGCAAGGTGGCGGCAGTTTCGGGGGTTTTGCGCATGGTTCACACATCCGCCGTTGCGTAGCGGCTGATTTCCTCATTGTTGATTAGAGCCTCGATCACTTGCTCGTGTAGCCATTCGCGGTCCACGGCATCATACAGGATATGGAACAAGGGCATGTGCCGCGCCACTTTGGTATACTTGCCCTTGTCGCTGAAATGGAATTCTGAGACGTCCCATTCGGCTTCGCCGTCGTCGATCTCGTAATCAATGCGGGCTTCGCAATCCGTTTCGAACAAGCAAACGTCGTCTTTGTAGACGGTGATGGTAATGGGAATGTAGAACATGGTTCAGCCTTTCGTGATGAGTAGGAACGTGAACAGGAAAGCGTAAGAGGCGAGCAATAGCGCCGCGACTTTGGCAAGCTGTAGCGCCAGGAATGCAAGGTCTTTAAGCATGGCGACGTTCTTTCATTGCGGCGTCAATAGCGGCGTCGGTTGCAGCGTCGCCATAGGCGCGCACCATGCGCAGCATGATAGCGTCGGATCGGCCATAGGCGGGATGGACGTGTTGGCCTAAGCCATTGGGCGCGGAATGCAGCGTTTGGACATAGGCGCGGGCTAATTCGTGCAACATGATTACACCGCCTGCAACACAGTGAAGCCGGCGCCCGTCAAGGCGGTGTTCCAATCCAGGCCGCCGTCGGCGCGCATGACGTCAACAAAGCTGCGATAGACATCGGCGGCCGCGTCATAACCTGCCGGCAGGTGTTCCGGCAGCTTGCGGGCGGCGCTGGCGCACGCGGCGGAGCGCTTGTCATAACCACCGCCGCCGGCAAAGCCGCGCACCATCGGCACGCCGAGCCAGTGCACGTACGCGTAGAGGCGGCCGGCGCCGTCGCGCGGATACTTGATTGCCACGGTGGCGACGCGCTCGCCGGCGTGCATAACGACATAGGCCGATACATTCGAGAAGGCCGCGCGGTGTTGATCATAGATCATTGGATTGTTTCCCCTAGTTGCTTGTTAGTGTGGAAAGTATAGGGGGACAACTTGTCCCCCGTCAACTATTATTTGTCAGCCTGCCATCACATTATTGCGGGTGAGCACGGCGGAGCGGTCGACCGTGCGGCGGACCGGCATAAGGACTGCGAAACAGTCCGCGCGCTCGCCAAACGTCACCAGGCACGGGTTGCTTGCGCTTGTGGGATGCAGCATGGAAGCGCCGGCGAGCGCTTTGCCCATTTTGGCCAGGTCGCCAATATAGGCGTGGTTGAAATGCACATGCGCCGGCGCGTCGTCGGGCTTAGTGTGAGTTTCCTCACCCGTCGGCACGACGCGGCGCCAATCGGGAAACGTACCGTCGACGGCCGTGTAGGCAATCTGTCCGATTTTGTCCGCCGTTACCTCGATTTCCTGGCAACGGGCGCCGGCCAGCTTGAGCGCGGCTTGCACGTCGGCGAGCGGTATGATCACGTCGGCGGCCGGCTTGTCATTAAGGCGCGCCACGAACATGCGGTGCCCGTCCGTCGTCACCATATGGCCAGACGTGCTAAGATGCACGCCTTTCAGATAGTAACGCGTTTCTTCCGTGCTGGCACAAAGAAGCGCGGCCTTGAGTAGATCGGTAGGAATAAGCATAGTTTAGTTTCCTTTGGTTGAGGTTAAAGTCTAGTGAACCGGCGCGCTAGGCGCCGGTCTAGCTAGGCTCTAACGGGCGTAATGAACCGGGCGCTCGTAATAGCCGCGCTCGTTTCGGTAGATTGAGATCTGCCGGCCATATCGCGTGCCGTCCTCATATGTCCAAGCGCGCGTTTCGCCGTATTGGATCGGCGGGTTAGTGCAATCCCATGCCAAGAGCAGGTTTTCGGCTTCGAGCGCGTCGTTAAGTGTCGGAAAGTAGTTGCGCATTATTGGACATCCACGTTGAACATCCAGCCACTCACAAGGATGAACTCTTGCGCGTCCATGTCACAAGCCTTGAAGTAGTCGTCGAAGTCAGTGTCGGGCTGCACAAGCAGGTACAGTTCCAGCCCCTCGCCAGCGAACGCGTGGACTTCCTGAGTGTATCCGTCGAGCACTGCTACATTGTCTGACATGTTTTCCTCTTTCCGTGTTGCGATGGGGATAAGATGACATGCGCCATTCTGTCTGTCAACAATTATTTTGCAAAGAATTATGTTGCAGCCTGTTGGCGCTTGTGTTAGGTTTTCCCCATCAACAGAGGAGACGTGAACATGACTTACGAACAATACGAGCGCCGCGCCAATGAGATTGACGCTTGGGCGCGCGCTCAATACGAGGCTGGCAAGCTGTCCGAGGATCAAATCGAGCGCCGCGTCGAGCGCATGTTCGACGAACTAGACGCCGCGTTTGCAGGTCCGCCGCCGGATCTGTACCAAACGCGCGCCGACGTCGATGCCGAACCGGACAACTATCCCGGCTGGCATGCTACGCAATCGGCATTGCGGTATAACGATTGACGCCGCTTTAGAGATGTGCTACGCCATATGGCGTAGTTGAGTTAACCCCGCCCTAATACGGCGGGGTTATTTTTTGGGTAGTTGTGGGATACTGCGCGGGGTTATCTCGGAGAGGGCCGAAACGTAGCATTTATCGGCATATGGGTAATATGGGTTATCTTTACTATTGGACCTATGGATTTTCAAAATTACAATATAAGGATGTCTTTATGCTGCAGTGCAGTGATTGGGGGGTGCGATGTAAAAGGGCATTGCCCATATTGCCCATAATGCCCATGACGTCACGTCAACCGCTCCGACGCCACGACGGCGCTTCATGCCGGGCGCAAGCTGATCGAGCGCCAGGTTGACTGCCCATATTGCCCATGCAAAAAAATCGCCCACCCTGCAAAAGAATGTTTGACAACATGCCGACCGCGTGCTAGGTTCAATCATCAAACACAGAAAGGTACACTCCAATGACAAACACCGAGATGAATAAGCGCCTGGCAACCATCCCCCTCAACACTCTGTGCCGCGTAATCCAATGCATCAACGAAGGATACGGCGGACAGGGTACCAAGCTGGAAACGGGATTGACGCTGGCTCAGGTGAATGCAGTGTTCCAATGGCGGGAAAGGTGAAAGGGTCCCAGGCGCACAGCCCGCAACCCCTAGTCGCATACCATAACCCCCGGTAGCATAGAACTATATTCCTACATGCTGGGTGTTGCCAGGCTGCGGGCTGCCGGCCGGGCCTCGGGGCAGGGGGGGACAGGGCCGAGCGCCCCGCTGCTAGTGCTGTGGCCAGGGGTCAAGAACAAAATTTTTTATTTTTTGACCCTCCACCTGCAACATGATAGTTTACCGCCATGTTCCAATCGCTTCCCTATGAGCCACGCAAGCTGGAAGCCACTGAGGCGCGTCTGGAGGCGATCTATCACGCCGCCAAGATGGGGCTGAAGGGTGACGCGCTGGCCCTGGCCGCAGGCATGCTGCCGGTTGAATACCGCCAGTTGACGCAGTTCGACCCCATCGCAAGCTATGCTGAGATGAAAGGACGCGCCGACGGCGAGCAGGAGATGGCGACCACCATCTACACGGCGGCGCGTGAGGGCGACGCCAACGCGGCCATGAACATGCTGCGCTACAGCCACGGCTGGGTCGCCAAGCAGGCCGTCGAGGTGACCATCGACCAGAAGATCTCCATCACGGCGGCACTTGAAGAGGCGCAGCGCAGGGTCCTCGACCTGGTCGCGGAAGAGGTACACAGTCTTGCAGACGCCACAGTACAGCGCTGAGGACGAGCAAGCGCTCATGGCGTCCCTGTGGACGCCCGCGCTCAAGAACGACCCGCTCAAGTTCGTGATGTGGCTGTTCCCGTGGGGGCAGAAGAACACGCCGCTGGAGAACTTCGCAGGCCCGCGCAAGTGGCAGCGCGAGGTGCTGAAGGAACTGGCCGACCACATCCGCGACAACGACGGCCGCATCGACTTCGAGACGCTGCGCATGGCGGTGTCATCCGGGCGCGGCATCGGCAAGTCGGCACTGGTCAGTTGGCTGGTCATCTGGATGCTGACCACCCGCATTGGCAGCACCACCATCGTGTCGGCCAACAGCGAGACGCAGCTCCGCGCCGTCACCTGGGCCGAGATTACCAAGTGGCTGGCCTTGGCATTGAACAGCCACTGGTTCGAGGTGAGTGCGACGCGCGTGATGCCCGCCAAGTGGCTGACGGAACTGGTCGAGCGCGACCTGAAGAAGGGCACGCGCTACTGGGGCGTCGAGGGCCGGCTGTGGTCCGAGGAGAACCCGGACGCCTACGCGGGCGTGCACAACTTCGACGGCGTGATGCTGATCTTCGACGAGGCCAGCGGCATCGCGGATCCGATCTGGGCCGTCAGTGCGGGCTTCTTTACGGAGAACACGCCCAACCGCTTCTGGCTGGCATTCTCGAACCCCCGCCGTAACACCGGGTACTTCTACGAGGCGTTCAACGCCAAGCGGGACTTCTGGCGCAACAAGACGGTCGATGCCCGGTCGGTCGAAGGAACGGACAAGGCAGTCTATGAGCAGATCATCCAGGAGTACGGTCCTGACAGCGTTCAGGCGCACGTCGAGGTCTACGGTGAGTTTCCCAGTGCTGGAGATGACCAGTTCATCCCCGTTTATCTCGTTGACGACGCCTTCGCGCGACCGCGCTACAAGGA